TACAAAAGCACCTTCATCTACACTATGGTGCGAAAAAAACCTACTTCAGCAGACCCGCGCCACCTGCACCGACTGGCTCGGACGCCGGGACCTCGCCAAGGATGACCGGCGGTGCCGCCGCTGCGCGCTCCTCCGCCTCCTTGCGCCGACGCTGAATCTCGGCCTCGATGCGCAGGTCCGCCTTGGCAACCAGCTCCGCTATATCCGCGTCCGGAAACTCCTTGCGAAGCTCCTCGATGAGCTCGGCCGGGTGAGGAATCGGTGGCACGTCGGGCTTGCTGTAGTACTTGCTGTTCTCATCCCCGGGCTCGATGTAGGGCGTCGCGCTGCCCTCGATGGGCTTGGCCATCATGTCACGCTTGCGCTTCTCAAAGTGAGCCGCGGCCTCGTGCTGGTTCTTGCGATACTTGGACATAATTTCCTCGAGCTTCTCGTTCTGGTAGTGCGTGTCCTCAATCTGGTCACGGTCCGGAGGAATCAGCAGCCACTTGTACATGTCGACGACGTAAATATCAATCAGGGCATCCTCCTTCTGCAGACGCTTCGCATGGCTGGCCGCCTCCTCCTTGGTCGCAAAGCAACCGCGAATCTTCAGACCGAGCTTCTCGTTCTTCTGTGGCATGTCCGGGCCGACCATAGAGATCAGCGCAAACATCTGACCAGGGACCGTCAGGAAATCCTGCTCGAGAGTAGCCATATAAACATAACAGGCGTTTTTGTTTTAACTAGAAAACGCAACATGGACGACCTTCGTCGTGCGCACAACAAGTACAAGAACGACCTCATCGTGCAATGTGTCCGGCGCGGGAACACGGTGCTCGACTGTGGGTGCGGTCGCGGCGGCGACTGGTCCAAATGGAAAAAGGTGGGCGCGCGCGTGACGGCGGTCGACCCGGACCAGGAATCTCTCCAGGAGGCGATCCGACGTGCAGAAGTGCACGGTGTCACCGGAATTTGCATCCACCAAGGTGACATCCGGAACGTCACCGGAGTGTTTGATGCCATCTGCTACAACTTTTCGATTCATTACATTCGAGACTCGCTCGAAGAATCCGCCAAGGCGCTTGCGCGTCGAACTCGACTTGGCGGACTCTTGTTCGGCATTACACCCGACTCGGACAGAATGCACACATTTATTTCGCCGGACATTCTCGGAAACAGTGTGACGCTCGACGGCGACCGCGCTTTTGTTCGACTGGTCGACGGACCGTTCTACAAAGGTCAGGCACGTGCCGAGCCGCTCATCAACCGAGAGATTCTCGAAACGGCACTCGGTCGGTGGTTCACGTGCGAAGTGTGGGAGCCGATGTGTCCGCCGACCGAACTCATCTCGGACATTTATTCAAAGTTTGTCTTCAGGCGGAAAAATGTCCCGCCTTAGTAGGTATGATTGTCTTGTTTGTCCTGTTCATCGTGTTGACGGTCATCGTAGCGTTCCTTCAAGAACATCGTATGCTCACAGAACTCAAAGGACGGTACAACTTACTCATCAAACATCTTCAAGAGACGGACGCGGTCGACGAACGATTCAAAATTCTTCGGACACGTCGGCCCATCCTGACCGGGATTGACAGTCGGCGCATGAATAAAGGAACGATCGGGTACAACGTGAACAAAGGGTACGAAATTTACATTTGTCTCGACGGGAACAATGTAAATGCCGCAATGCACGTGCTCATTCACGAGCTCGCTCATATTACCGTTCCAGAGTACGACCACTCTGAAGCGTTCTGGCAAAGTTTTAAGGACCTAAGAACGTTGTGTACGACACTTGGCTTGTACTCTTTGAATCAAAATCAAGCGTACTGTGGTGGCGAGATTCACGACTGATTCTCGAGCACACGGTTTGCGACGTAGAACACAATCGCGGCGATCAGAGCCGTGACGACCATACCGGTCAACGACAAACCACTGTCGCCCATGAAGTTGGGCACGACGGTCGAAAGCTTGTCCTGGACCGGCTTCGAAAAGGCGACAACGGCTGCGACGCCAGCCACCAGTGCGTGAAGCTGCTCCTTCGTCAGGCCCATGGGCATCTTGGACGCCGTGCTGGGCTCGGCCTGGACAACACCAGCGCTAATGCCCACGACACGGTTGTTGGACGGGGATCTGTACGGACCATTCAGACCGGGGGTTTCGTCGCTCTCGAACGCGGCCGAAGGCATGACGTCCTGAATCGGCGTCGAAAAGTCCATTTCTATTGGACCAGAGTTTTTTTGCTCCGAAAAATCGAGTGGCGAAGATCCTGGTTCTGGTTCAGGAATGTCCTCGACGTTCGGGATGTACTGGACAATCTGGGGTGCACCATTAAACTCGAGATTTTCAATCATAGGCATGCTTCTGATGGTGTCACAGAGTCTTTTTGCGTTTTGCCAGCGCACAATTATTTCCTCTGCACCTATTACGAAATGGGTACCGGTTGGGAGCCTGTTCCAGAGCCCGAGCCTGTTGTGGCCGTTCCAGAGCCCGAGCCTGTTGTGGTCGTTCCAGAGCCTGAGCCGGAAGTGGTCGTTCCAGAGCCTGAGCCGGAAGTGCCCGCTGCTGCTCCAGTTGTCGAAGAAGAGGAGGAGGAGGAGCCTGCTGAGGAGGACGAGGAGGATGTGCCGGTTGCTCGCTCAGCCGCTTTGATTGAGGAGGCGCTGAATGCAGCAGCCGCTACACCTTCTTCACAGTAACTCCGGTCGACCCCTTCTTTTTAACGGGTGTCGCGCCGTTCGCCGGTCGGATGCTGTGCATGGGGTTGTAGTTCTTTTGGTGGTACTGCCACATCTGTTCGGACCCGATCCGGAATCCCTTACGGATCGGCGCTTTGTAATGAAACACACAATCTTCAATCCGGTTGGATTTGCTTGTATTGTCTAGAACGAGACATTCAAAGTTTTCGGTACAGGCGTTCATCACCTGGCAAAACATGTCGAATGTCGGAAAAACTCCAAAAAAAGATTTGTACAGACGCTCTCGGTTCTGAATCACATTTTCGCGCATCACAAACACGTAATCGACGTTGGCGCGCAGGTCCGGGCTCAGGTCCATACAGTACTGCATGGTCAACGCAAAAAAGATTTTCCAGTGTCGCCCGTTCATGAAACATTGTCTGATGCACGTGTCCTTCATGAACGCCTTGTCGTACATACAGTCGTCCATGAGCAGAAACGCTCCGGACTTTCCGCCGGCGCCAACCAGACGGCGCTGGCGCTCCAGGACCTTTTCGATCGCATCGCGGTTATAGTCCCCGTAGATGAACAGATCCGGTACAAATTGTTTGTAGTAGTGATTTCCGTCCTCGGTACCGGACATGACGATACCGACCGGAATGTGCCGTTTGTGGTACATGATGTCGGTCACGAGCGTCGACTTGCCCGTTCCACGCTTCCCGATAAACACACACACCTTGTCGTCTGCAATTTTGCTCGGATCAAATTTGCGGAGTTGCAAACTCGTCATCTCTAATGTACACGTCTAATTTCGGTCAAAACAAAAAACGCATCCCCTGATAGAGGAGCGCCATGTCCGGTGCCCAGGTTCAGCTTGAGGCCGGCGGAACGTTCGTACAGGACCCTCAGCACACGTTATTCTCTCGAAAGTATGACACCCGTGAGGTGTACGTCGCCGAATCGTTCGAGGTTCCGTTTGACAAGTCAACGCCTGCATTTGGCAGTACGGCCTCGGCTCGTATTCCACAAAAGGGTGAGCTCGTTCGACGCCTCACAGTCCGATCTGAACTCCCGCAGTTGTACACGCCGCTCGGACCAGGCTACGTCTACCCTCAATATTCTGATGAAGTCGACGGGGGTGTTTACGTTCAGACGAACACGCTCGCTATTCAGCCGGGTGATTTCGTTGGTTACTTTAACACTCAATTCCTTTCGGCATGGGCGACAAACTTTGTCGGCTATTCAAACCTGAATGTCGCATACGATTCGACGCTCAACAAGTTTGTTTTCACGGGCGTCTATTCGAACATCTTTTTCCAGAATGAAGCCAGCGCCTCGTTTTGGGGTTTTGATGTTCGGAGTCCCGATTTTTTCACGACAAGTGGATATCCGGCGTACAACTTTACGGGCGGTACGTTGACCGCACCGTTGACACTCGTGCAAGCAGGGTGGATTCGTGGGTTTACGCCGCCGCCGTCGAACGGTTTTTCGTATGTCGACTCGGTCGCGACCAAACTCATCAAAAGTGCGACGTTGACTGTCGGCGGACAGACTATCGACCGTCTGACGAGCGAGCGACTGTATCTCGAACAGGACCTTGGTGTCTCGTACGAAAACCAAGCCGGGCTGACGATTCTCGAAGGCAAGAACGACACGTCGGTCGTGTCGACCCCTCGAGAATACTATACAAAGTTGACATTCAACATGGACACTCTGAACATGAGCGAGTTGTACCGGAACGATGTTCGAGTCGACATCGAATACGAAAAGTTTGAGAATCTTGCCCAAAACGTCATCACGACAAATAGTCTCACTGACGGTGCATCGTATCTCAACACTCAATGGAAAACGGTTATTGGTATTCCAGAATTGGCCCGTGTACAATCGATGATTTTTTATAAGAAATATATCATTTATCTCGTCGGGGGAGGTAATGACTATACTTTTTGGTTTTACGATACGACCAAACCGGTTGGGGTTGCTTCTTCGTGGACGTCCTGGACAACCAATTATGCGTACTTTGGGACAGTTGGACGACCATATACAATCGGAGGAACGATGTACTACACTGACGATATACACCTTGTCAGTGTTCCGATTGCGGACATGCTTGCCGGAACTGCGGTTCCGACACACGGTCCCATCTATCTCGAAGGAAAATATGGAACTTTTAGTCCTATTGTCCAGGTCGGTGGTGGTGTAAACGGTATAGTATCTGATGCCCGTTATATTTATATAAGTTTCAACGTGAATATGATTAGTTTTGGAAGTAATACGGCTGCACTGATTACAAGTAATTGGTTTACGACCGATTCAAATGCCTCTATGACATTCAACGTATATTCAATTGCGACAACTCAACTCATCGCATCCGAAAATACCGCTGTACTTAGTTACGTTAATACATATACACCAAGCGCTCCAGTAGGTGTGACAAAAAACCCATCAACGATTGCAAGTCAAACAAAAATAGGTTCGAATGTCATTGTCGTTTCGAATGTCGCGTATACATATACATCAAATTCACAACCAGCCCCACAAACATTCCAACGGTTTGCCGGTAATACCACATCGATATGGATAAGATACGATACGACTAAACCAATTACAAGTTCTTCTTCATATGACTATCTGACATGGCCAGGAACAGGTGCACCAAAATCAACGTTTGAAATTACTCAGCGGTTTAACCAATCTTACGATGTTTTATATCCTACAACAGACGGAAGGTATATATACACATCAGTTCCACTGGCAAATCCATATTTTGTGAAAGTTGATACGCAAAATTTTTTAAACCTTGATTCATATACATATTTTAATATAGGTTCTCTAACACCACCTCGACCGGAACTAAGGAGTTTTTTTAGGGTACCTAATGCATCAGACGGTCGGTACCTTTATTTTCTGACAACATTCGACACGTCCCGGACAGCAACCTTTTTTCGATACGATAGTACTAAAGATATTACGCTTCCGGCGTCATACTCTTCATTCACGTACACGTCTGGTCCTTTGTATACCCAAAATATGAGTGCTTCACCTATAGGTTTTGATGGAAAATCAATATACTATGTCGTGGGCAGTGTATACAATCCTTCCAGTCTTTTGACTTTTCTTACGGCCATGTCAATTATTCGAGTCGATTCGACAACATTCACCGTCACGGATTGGATTGAGTTTAAAGGAAATGGTACCGCAACAAGTTCAAACGGACCAATTACAAATACGATCAGCTTTACAGGCAAAGAAGGTGACCCGATTCCTGTTTTGGCATCGGTCGCAACGCCTATCATGGCAGTCGGTTCTCGGTACATTTATATAGGAGAGAAATGGGGCGGCGGATTTCAAAATTACACAGATTTCATTCAGTTTGATCCGTTGACAATGTCGAACGTGCTCAGTTCGTCCAGTATCATCACCAAGTACGAAAAGTACACTACGCCTCCCAAGACGGGCAAGATGCTCTACGGCCAGACGGACGTCGAAACGTTTACGATTCAGCCGGGTGCACAGACAAGCGAGTTCCAACTGCGGTTCCTCAACCCGGTTCGAGAACTGTGGATTTCGGTCGATGCTCCGTGTGTCATCCGGCGACTCATCCTTCGTCTGAACGGTGAAGTCCTTGTTGACGACGACCAAGTCACGACAAAAACCATACGGGCATTCGAAAGTCACAGTTGTGTGAGCAATGTAGCCGTTATCAACTTTGCTCTGGACCCAGAAACGCCAACGCCATCCGGTTCATTGAACATGTCACGGATAGCATCACCGATGCTCGAGATTCAACTCGCGAGTGTGCCGACCGCCGCAGCAAATGTTCGCGTGTACTCCAAGTCGTTCAATGTTTTCCAGGCAAATAATGGGACCGGCGGGCTTCTTTTTAATTCTGCTTTCTAAAGTAGAATGACACCTCCAGCCCAATTTGCTCGTCAGACAATACGACTTCAATTTCCAAAGGATATTCACTGGGGGGATGACATGACCGTATGGATCGCCAAGACCGGCGACATTGCCCGGACCATGTACCTTCGGGTGACGTGGCCATCGGACGCGCCGACGACCGTCCAACCGAGCGCCGGTACAGCCATGATCGACCGGGTCGAACTCTCGTACAAGGATCAACTCATCGAAAGAATTTACGGCGAAAACTTGTACATGCTGGGTGACACTCGTGTCCCGCAAGCAAAACAGGCCGCTTTGACAAACATGGTCGGGACCTCGACGACGAGCAATCTCGCTTCGTACCACATTCCGATGCCTTTTTCAATCTTGGACAAGGGTCTGCCGCTCATTGCACTCGACGAGGCGCCCAAGTTTCGGGTCATTTTCAAACCTTCGACATTTTTTACATCACTAGGACCAAGTGCATCATTTCCAGTGGCGGCGATGACATCCGCGGCCGTCCAATCCGGAAATCAGTTTACACAGACACTCATAGGAAGTACATATACGACGAATTGTAGTTCATTTTATCCGTCAGGGATTGAACAACCATGGAGAATGTTTGACAAGAATAACAATGGGACATGGTGGACAACTTCGTCAGGTTCGTATTCAATAATAACTGGATTATATACTGCAGGTGTTTATTCAACTACAATAAGTGGGTCGCCCTATGCGGGTGAATGGATTCAGATTAAATTACCGTCTCCAATTGTTTTATACTCTTACACATTGTATAATGCATCATCATGGAATTCAAGAGCTCCAGTGGACTTTAAGATTGCAGGTTCGAATGACGGAACGACTTGGACAATTGTTGACACACAAACTGGTATAACTTCATGGACATCTTCAACAACAAGTTTGACTTTTACACCGAGTAATCCAACATCTGGTTATTCTTACTATAGACTATGTGTAAATAAATATGGTGGTGGAAATGGTGGATTTGTTTCAATGGGTGAATGGACACTCAATGGCCCCATTTATTACAATCTTGTGTACACGAAACCAATTCAAGTGGATCTCTTTGTCGAGTACGTCTACGTCACCCAAGCCGAACGTGATTACCTCACGTCACACGAACTCATTTATACGACTGAAAGTTTTCAAAGAATGCAGTTTCGGGTCCCTCCGTTGACCACTCAATCATCTGTCCAATTTTTGACATCGTTCGTCAACGACGTCAAAGAACTCTATTGGGTCATTCAGAGTGATGCCGCCTCGAATGTATACGACTATGGGACAACCGACCAACTTGTCAATCTTCAGTTGACGCTCAACACGATCGACCGAATCACTCCAGATTATGCAACCGCCCAGTACCTTCGGGTGATCCAGGGTCTACAGTTCCATACGCGCGTCCCGAACGGCCGGTACTACATGTATTCATTTGCGCTCGAACCCGAAATGAACGATCCGTCCGGCGAAATCAACATGACAAACATCACTCGACAGCAGCACACCTTGACATTGACACCGAGTGCATCTGCTCGGTCGGTCAGGTTGTACGCCCTTTCGTACAACTTGTTCAGCGTTTCGAAAGGAAATGGTGTTTCGCTGCACACGCTCCAAGAAGGTTAAAAGAATTAGGCCATGTACACATAATGCACGTGTGTATAGTGACCCGTGGCAAATCCATCGCGGTCACGACGCTGCACACGCTCATGAATCTCCACATGTTTGCGCTCCAGAAGGGTGCACATGTCGACATTCATTTCATGACCGATCTGTCGTCGCTCCCCAAACTCTTAAAGACGGGCGAGCGCATCATCTGGTTTGACTACGGAACGAATCTGGATGAGAACACGCTCCGTCAGCTGATGGAACCGTTCGAGAAGGATGTTCGGGTGCTCGTGTGCCCCTCAGTCCGTGAGGGCATTGACTGGGACGTGTTCCGCAAAAAGACGTTGGCCGGATCGACCGAGCCGGCGTCCCAGCGCGGTCTCGCCTTTGACACTGAAGTTGGGAAGAAGCTCGCGGACGGTCTGTACGAGGTGTCAAAGACTGGAGCGCGCGTATGGGCCATGGACTCGAAGCCGATCGACAAGAAGCTCCGGGGCGAAAAGGTGCAGGTGAAGCTCCCGACCGAGACGTACGAGGCGATGTTCGAGACGATTCAGCGCCTGGGCATAAAGGTTGCGGCGGCTACAAAGGCAAGCGTAGTTTGTCATTACACACACGAGTGCGTCGGAAACATCTTAGAGACGCCCGGAGTTAGACTAGGACAATGAACACATGGATACTGGACGCGTTTGGCGTCCCGGGTCCAAACTTTCCCGGGCCGCAACCCGTGTCGATTGAGCGTCGGCACTTTCCAGCCCTGAAGCGTCAACCGTATGTGGTGTGCGAAAAAACAGACGGTGTCCGGTACCTCTTGACGTGCGACGAGACAAAGACGTGCGCGCTTGTCAACCGGGCATTCGAAGTGACCCACGTGGCACTGAATCTGCCACGTGGAACAATTCTAGACGGTGAGCTCGTCGAGTGTCACGACACCAAGAAGCTTTTTGTAATTCACGATGCCGTGTTGGTTCGGGGTGAAAATGTGACCCAGATGCCCCTGACTGACCGGCTCGCCAAAGCCAAGTCGGTCATCCGAACAATCGTCCGAACACCTAAAAGTCCGTTTGGGCTCGTCGTCAAGACGATGACGCCGCTCGAAGACTTTAACAAAGTGCCGACCGAGTATCCATACGAGACGGACGGGCTCGTGTTTACGCCCGTCTGCGAACCGGTTCGGACCGGGACACACGAGACGATGTTCAAGTGGAAACCGCGTGACCGTATCACGATTGACTTTTTGGTCCGTGGAACCGACCTTTACATTCAGGAACGCGGCCAGCTCATCAAGGAGGTGTCGATTCACGGGGCGCACGGGTATCCGGACGATACGATTATCGAGTGTGACTATCGCGAGCTTGGGTGGACACCGGTCAAGGTTCGGACCGACAAGACGTATCCGAACAATCGCCGGACGTACCTTCGGACGCTCGTCAACTTGCGTGAAAATATAAAACGCGAAGAGTTTAATGTACACGTGTCCGGTGTGCGCGCTTGACCCGACGAGTCATTCACTTCGTCGGATTGGCGAGACGGAAAACGGCGCGGCGATTTTTTATACAAAACCGGCCGAGGCGACCAAGTACTGGGACCGAAAAGGTATAAGAGACCATTACGACGGGACGCTCGGCCAGATAAAGAGCGATTGGATTTGGGTGTTTGACGCCAAGGGGTTCTCGGCCCGTCATCTTTTTGAAGTTGGGGTTGCGCAGGATATCACGACGCTTGTTGCGACAAAGTATTCCCGGACGCTCAAAGAGATCCGGGTCGTCAATTCTTCATGGGTTGTCCAGGCAGCGCTTCATATCGTCCGGCCCTTATTTCCCGGCATTCAGTCGATCCTCAAGACGGCCTGAAAACCGAATGTTTCCGATGTGTCCGAGGGTTGTCTGAACGTCGGCATAAATCTTTCCGTCCATTTGTTGCCACCGACGACAGAATGCATAGTCCTCAGACAGGTAGCGCTTTGACACGGGGTCAATCATGCAGTCGAAAACGGCACAGTACGTCTCGAGGTCGCGGTTCTGGTGGTCGTTGACGCAGTTGAGCTCGGGGTACCTTTCGAACATGCGAGTGAACACGTCACGCTTAATCATCAAGAATCCGGTCGGTCCGTCGAGCACCTCGACAAACCCGTTCACCACCTGACTGTTTTGGTATTTGAAGTTCATGACGAGCGAGCTGGCCAGCTTGCCGAGATCGCGGTCGTCGCCTTGACGGACAGCCTGCTCGGCCTGGTCCCACATGACCACCTTTTTCGGGTAGACGGCGCACGAAATGTCGTGGCCGCTTTCGAGCAGTCGAATGACCGACATGGGGTCAAAGTGAACGTCGGCGTCGATAAACAGAAAATAGTCCGCTTGGGTCTTGGCCATGAATCGCGCAACGGATAGGTTACGGGCTCGGTGGACCAGCGACTCGTTTTCGGTCGTGTCGAGCATGAGTTGAATGCCGCGAATGGCGCACAGATGCTGCAGTTTCAGAATTGATTCGGCGTAAGCCTGCAGGCACACACCACCGTAGCATGGCGTGCTCAGAAACAATACGACCATTAAGATTCGTGCGCGTCCAGACTTTAAAAGAAAATATAGATGCACCGAACAGTAATGAAGATTTGTCCGACGATTTTCGGTCCGTACTTTTGGAGCGTCGTGCACATGACAGCGCTGAGTGCCCCGACAGAGATGACTCCCGAAAAGGTACAGTCGTACGTTCGGTTTTTCGAGTCTCTGCCGGACATTTTGCCATGTGTACAATGCGGGAAGCACCTCAAAGAAAACTTGACCATTTTGCCGGTCGATCCGACCGATATGTTCAGATGGTCGGTCGACCTTCACAATTTGGTCAACACCCAACTGAACAAGCCCGAGATTCCTTACGATAAAGCATTGTCGTACTGGTCGTCTCGGTGTGTCCGGACGCCCGACCGCGACCGGCTCGTGCTCATTGTGGGCGGTGTTCTGCTCGCGTTTATTATTGTGATTCTTTTATCACGCACCAAGTAGATGTCGGCGCTGTGCCAACTTGACCCGGCGATCGAAGTGATGATTTTTGTGGTGGCGCTCACGTTGGCGTGGGTGTTTAATCTGAACCCGCCGTTGACGCTTCTGTGTGCAATTTTGGGCGTCGAAGGCCCGCGGCTCGTGTGGTGTCTGTTTACACAGAAACCGGCAAAGAAGCCGTCGTGTAACTGCGCGGCCGGGAATTGAACGGCAGTCCATTGAAGTTTGTGGTGGCCGCGAGGGTGTACGCCCCCATGCGCGGCCAGACGATGACGTCACCGACTTTGAGGTTGGTCGGGACGGCGAGCTCGCCGATAGTGTCTGCGCCGTCGCACGTACATCCAAAGACGGTTCGGACTTCGGTCGGGCCGTCGACGCGCGGCGTCGGCCGGGCGTGATCCATGACGACGCAGTTGAACGCGCCGTAGAGTGAATCGTCGATCGTGACCGCGGACGGTTTCACACTGACGACTTTGGTGTGCAGTTCGATGGCGTGTTCGACAAAGAACCGACCGGGTTCGGCGATGACTTCACACGTGTCAAAGTTGTATTCTTTGAGCGCATCATTAATCGCTTCCGAGACTGGAAGAATGGATTCCAGGTTCTCGGACGAAAACCCACCACCGATATCCAAAAGGGTCGGCGTGTGTCCGTGGGTCTCGAGCAGAGTGAATGCTCGACGGGCCTTTGCGATTGCGAGCGCGTGTGCGTCTTTCGAGTTTGCAAACGAACCTACATGAAAACTTATTCCTACGATTGAACCAGGGGGTGCCGCCTGAGCGAGTTCGGCCCATTCGGACTCGTCAGCCCCAAATTTATTACCCATGGGGCACCGGGCGTTCGGATCATCCGCCTTGATGCGCATGACCAATTCCCAGTTTTTGCCCGCCAATTTTTCTAATTCACAGACGCTATCGAATGTGGTTCTACGAACGCCGCATCCGTGGACGTACTCCAGATCTTCCGGACGTTTACACGGATTGGCGTATATAATTGGTGCCCGGCCGATAACCATGTCAACTTCGGCCGGGCTGGCGCAATCAAATGCCGAACCACACTCGATGAGGGTCTGAACCACCATGGGGTCCGGACAACACTTTACGGCGTAGTGTGGCCTGATGGTCGGGAACATCTGAGTCCACAGTGAGTGAGCCCGGCGGACAAGATCCAGGTTCACTATGTAGACCATCCAGAAGTGCGGGGACTTCTAGGGAAAACGGACATTTTTTTTAAGAGCGAAACTCGTTGTGAATCTCTTTGAGTCGAACATTGATTGCGGTTGGTTCTTCACCTTGGACGTCAACAATTTGGTACAATCGATGATGTGTCGGCCCGCCTGTCAGGCGCGTAATGATACATCCGGTTTCGTAACAATATTCGGACTCGGCGGCGTAGTTCACCCCGTCGACCGTCAGGTACACTGTGAAAAAGAACCACAGACGCCAGGGTGAAACTTTGATGTGAATATTGTCCCGTGAAAAGAGACGCGACTTTGGGAAACGAATATCCGGAATGTGTCGGAGTCGCCGGGGTGGAAGTCCCATCGTTCGACGCGTGTCAATATCCAGATGGTCGATGATTCGTTGCTCGACCATACATCTTTTGTTTAGTTGTCCTCTAGACGACCGATGAAATAGTTGTCAAGGTCGACAACCATGCGTTGACCCGACTTGGTCAATTGAATGAGACCATTGTCTTCTCGTTGACCAATGTCGACGAGCGGATCGAATCTATTTTGGGTCAGAATGTCCCATCGTTCTCTGTATCGACGGTTTGCAAGCGACCCGTGCCAGTGATGAAGTATCGTCCCCGGAACATAACTGAGCGTCAGACCTTTGCAGGCGTGCTGAAACTCGCGAAGCATCGTTCGATAGTTTTCATGGATGTTTCCAGGTGCGCTGTCAAGAACCTTTCCGATGAGGGCCATGGCCATGTGGCGGTCGCCCGACCCCAAAATGGCCCAGTCGAGAAGGCCGCCCGTTTGGTTCCATGCATCGTGTGTGCAGGCCCATGCGTATCCCGGGTGCCAAAAACCGTACCGATCCGTTTTCGTGTACGGCGTGCCGCTTCCGCGATACATGTACCCGAAACCCTTGTCCACCTTGAACGCCTCGCCCTTGGGGCCGAGGTTGACGGCCGTCTGGAACATCTGGACGATACTGTACTGGTCGAGTTCTTCGAGCGTGTCCCGGACCCAGTTCCGGTTGAGGAATGTCACGTCGGCGTCGATCCACGCGACGTACTTCCACGTGGCCGGGAGATGTCCGATGGCCATGTTAATCACATTTTCTTTGAGCCAAACTCGACTGGAGGTTTCAAAAGTGAGGTGTTGCATGACTCCTTTGAAGCGTGGCAGGCGTGCCGGTCCGACGACTTCAGAGATGACAATCTGAATACCCCTGACCCGTCTCATTCGTTCGACAAATTCTATAAAAAGGTCCCGGCGACGCTTGAACCCGCAAAAGTTAAAGTACGGAAGGACCACATAAAGGACTTGTTCTGGGGGTCTGACACACCACATTACAATAAGACAAGTTTTTTCATACCATTCCGAGGAATGTTCGAATTTCTGTGGCTGTTTTGCCCTTCAGGCTTTCGGCGACGCGTCGACACGCCTCGTCAATCTCATTCTCCATGTGCAAAAAGTCAGCCGCTCTGGCCAACGCCAAAAGTTCTTGGCCATCCTCTGGGTACTCACCTTTCATGAGGTATCGAAGCGTCGTGTTAGATATCGGCACACGGACACAACCTGCAAGTATTTCGGTCAAAATTTGACTCTTGGTGATAAACTCGGGTGATACATTGTACAGAATACCTTCTGTGGTGACGAGCTCCATGTCGTGAACTACTTTTTCTTCTTTAAAAAGTCGAATGCAAATTTGAGTATGAAGAAGAGGATCAAAAGCCAGATGGCCACATTCACAGCCTTGGCCGCCGTGCAATACAGGCCCTTGTCCTCCGCGTCGCACTGGACGACCGTGCCGATACCACCGAAAATACCAGAGCCACCGATACCACCATTGCTGCGAGCCATTTACTCATGGTCAACATTTTTTCAGTGCAACTTGGGCTGCATTTTGTTCAGCCTGTTTCTTGGTCGATGCAAATCCGGAACCGGATGGAATGCCGTCAAGGACAACCTCGACGTGGAACGTCCCGTCTGGATACTGACTGCGAACTTGGTAGTCCGGCAAGGGGAGGTGGGCCGCTTGGCACTGGCGCATCAGTTGGTCTTTGTAATTGTCATCCGTCAGAGACACCTCAACTTGGTCAAACGCCGCAAAGACAAACTTTTTGGCGTGCACCATTCCGAGGTCGAGATAAATCGCACCGATGAGCGCCTCAAACACATCCTCAAGAATGTTCGGGTTGGTGTTCCAGCCGTTCCGGATCCCCTTGTCGTCCATGAGAATCCACGTCTGCAAACCAAGTTTTTCTGAAATTTCACAGAGCGTCTTGCCTCGAACCATCTTTGTTCGCGCCTTGGTCAAAAAACCCTCCTGATGCTCCTCGTACTTGTCAAAGAGATGACGTGTAATAATAAATCCGAGCACGGAATCACCCATAAACTCTAGCGTCTCGTACGAGCCTCGGAGGCCGCTGTACTTTTTGAGAGCCGATTTATGCGTAAATGCGCGCTGATATAATGAAACGTCTCGAACCTTTGTGCCGACAAGTTTCTCAAGACGGTCCCGGTCGACCGGTGGTGGTTCGACGAGCGGTTGAGCCTCCATAGTCTAACTTGAGATTTTATTGTTTATGTCAATAATCTCGCATAACCGGTCGTCATCGTGACGACGTTTGTCATGACCGAGTCGGCCGTCCACCGAAGACCCCGACACATGGGCGAATTCCATGCGAAAATTGAGTTCCAAAAGCCGGCACACTGTGTATAATAAAGGTACTCGGCCATGCACCGAGTCGCGTGTGAACCGGCCGCCACAATGAGGGCTCTCACATAAATGTTCATTAGTTAAGAAGTACAAGGTATCTTTAATCAATGGAAGACACCTTGGCGGGACTTTTGATTTTGACGAGCACATTTGCCGTCTTTACATTTGTGCTCACGGGTTGTATGGAGAGGCGCCTCAAGAAGCTTGGTCGGGTCGTCCGCCAGATTGAGGACGACTCAAAGTATGTAAACTAAGATTTCCAGTTTCTCAACACGCCGTTGACTTTGTTCATCGAGTTTTTGTTAAATTCAAACAGACTCCAATGTTTGTAAGGCCCGTTTGGCCGATACCCAAGAACCTTTCGCACGATGAACGTACTGGATGCAAGACCTGCGTAGGGTCCTCCGCGCTTTTTTGATCTATTGTTTATATTTTGGCCGAAATGTGAAACCTTTTTATAGTTGGCAAGTTGAGCCATCTTGGTCGCGAGTGCACGAAGCACCGCACCATATCCCCGACGCCTGTAACTCGGATGAGTTCCTCCACTGTATTCCACGGGTTTTGTGCGATTATTTGGAAGGTTCACTTCAAGATGGGCAACGTTCTTGCCATTGTTGACAATGTACAGATACACTTTGGTGTTGTTTTTATTTGGTCTCTCGACCCTGATCCTCCTAACATCATATGTATTGACCCAGTTTACAGCGTTGTTTCGACTGTTGACCATTAATGGGGTTGAAGAAAAAAAATTCATTTCTAGTATAAATGTCTTGTTGTACGGCGTGTCGGCGTGGATCTGCGAGTGCGTGTTCGAGCCCGAGTCCAAGCCCGCGTAAAAGCCCAAGCCCACAGGCGGCCCGGAATGTTCTTCCCAAGGAGGTCTGGCAAGCGATCGCTCAAACGTTGAACGCCAGATCGCGTGCGTCACTCGCCCGTGCGATTCCGGGCGTCGTCACCAGAAATCGGCGAGTGGTTAATCGGTCGCGTGCAGTATCAAGAACTCCAAAAATCTCGACAAGTCGAGATTATATTGATAGATTTGCTCCACAAGCTTACAAAAACAACAACTGGCAATATTACTTTGGTTGGCCTATATTAAAGCTCGTTGTTTTTTTAAACACACCGAAAGGTGAACCTTTTATCTTTAATAAAGAGGGTAAACGGGTTAATCTTACACAAAAACATTTTACTACACCTGGTGGTGGAATACCAGCGAATTGGAGACAAAAACTCAGACTGAGACGTAAAAACTTCCATAAATGGGAAGAATACCAAAAGCGTATAACTGCATCACACAGATTCCGTCGACGTACAAACATTAATTTTAATCGAGTATATGCTGACATTCGTAATAAGGTTGCGCGTTATGCCAAGGGTGACAGACACGCGCTCGACGGTGTAACGTTTGCTCAACTCGTCATATGGGCAAATGCGTACAACTCTCCGATGGCTGCAAATGGATCACCGTACGTCCAGAACCGAGCTACAAGACTATGGCGTCGTGTGTCGCAAAATGTTCCTTTGACCCGAAGCAATATACTGAATAATATTCGCCTCGAATATAGTAGTAACCCTGCAATTTTTAATTAAAAAATTCCAAAGTGGTTATTCCAATGGAAATTTCTGTTACATGTCAATGTCCATGTCGTCCAGGGTTTGTATACAAAAATGTGTTGGCTCACAAGAGGACCAAGCTTCATAAAGCTTGGGAAACTTCACAAGAGGTGAAGGATGTCCGAGTACAATCAAAGTCTTTCGAAAACGAGATTGAACGTCTGAAGCGTCGTTTGGCCCACAAAGAAGAGGTTGAAGTTGTTCTCCTGAACAAGATTCAGACGCTCGAAACACAGATTGGACTGTTACATAAACAGTTAGAAGGTGTCTATGTGTACTAAGTATGGAGACGGTCGATGCGCAACTTGACCGTCTCGAAACGCAGATGCGAAACGAACTCCAGTTTCAGTTGACGGTCCACGTGCCGCGACGATACTGGGAACACATGAACGAACTCGACAATGGAACCAACGAAAACATCATAGCGACCTTGCGAGACGTGTTCGCCCCGTGGCACATAAGATATCGACACACGGTCGTCGAGACGATCCTCGTTCAATGTCGTGACATTCTTGTTCAGGTTGTGTGGGCCGCGATGAACGTGCCCTTTCCACAAGATTTCGATGCACACATCCAAAGTGTCGTCCGGAACGCACATTACGTCTATGTCCAGTTATTCTACGCGCCTTTGCGTACCGAAATGATTATGGCCAATCATACGGTCGAGATTATTCAGCGGACATGGCGGAGGGCCATTGCCGACCCGTCATACTTGGTGTGCCGTCGAAGACTTTTGAGTGAATTTGAAACATTCCCACAGGTTGGACGTCCGCTTGGACAGTCGTGAAAACTCGTCGATCGTGTAGTGATCACCCATAGACCTGTTGCACTTGGCACAAATTGGACGGAGGTTGTCAATGTCGAGCGTGCCACCTTTGCTTTCCGGCACGTTGTGCCCGACTTCGAACATAAATGGCGTCATGGTGTTTTCGCACCACGTCACATGGCATTTATGTTTGAAGTACTTGTCGCCACAATAAAGAATCCATACCTGCTCGCGTAACGCACCTGGTATAGTCGCCTTCTTCATATTCTTTAAGAATTAATCTTTTCTTTATTCATATGGAGCTCAGTATGACCGAACTCCAGAAAATGGTGAAAAAATATCACGTCACGAAAAGTGGTTCAAAGACTGAAGTCGCACAGCGACTTCGGCAAATTGTGCCACATGTTATGACGCTTCGAGATCTTAAAAAGGTTGAAGACTTTTTGAAACTTCCAGAATCAAAAAGATATAAAGGCTTTCACATAAGATAATACATGTGGCAAATTAAGCTCGGTGCGGCTCTCGGAACGGTCGCACTCACTGGGCTTGTGGGTGCGGGCGTCGGTGTAGGGTACTACGTCGTTAAAGCGAATGAGCACACAGAATGTAATGAACCTCGACGAGGCTAAGAAGATTTGGGGCGACGCGATGCCTGCTGACGACCTCAAAAAGTGGCTCGAACTGAAAAACAAAGTGAATCCCGATATTGACGACCCTATGATTCCCAAGGGTGCCACGGTTGAGATTGACTCAAAAACAGGTAAAGTCGTGCCGCGTTCAGATTATTAAATGCAAAAGGCTTTTGTGAAAGATTGTATAGGTGCATGCACCTATACCACACTGAAACGCGTGTACCATCTCTTCGTGACTGGTTATGAGGGCGACGACATCTTCATCGGAAGCTTTTCGACCCTCGCGAAGGCCCAGGCTCACGCTAACGCCATGGGGCTGACCAATGGCGCGCACATTGACATCGATTCCATGGATGCTCCGAGCGAGAACCAGGTGACCGTGTGGGTATTGGAACGCAAGTTAAAAATGTAGTGAAACTAAATATTCATGGGGTGTTTTGGACCGTCGAGGCGCGTGTACACTCTTCACACTGTCGGTATCGACGGCAATGTCAAGTTTGTCTTTGTCTTTTCGACGCTCGAGAATGCAATCGAACACGCACTTCGTATGCAGTGTCCCGAACGCAAGTGGATTACTGAATGTACCATTGATAAGCCGGGCAAGAATGAGATTCGGATATGGTCAAACTGAACGGGCCCATGCAATCAACGCGTTACGGTTTGCATTCGTGTAGCGACCGGTCCTATGAAAACTATTGCGAATGGGTATAAGATTAGTTCGTACGTGCATTGGGTGTCTCTGAATAGTATTCATT